ATGTTGTGGTTAACCTTATGTTATTAGTTATTTATTCTTTTTAGATTCGTCACTTTGCTGGGACTTTTTTTCTTCTTTGACATCTTTTTTGCCAAAGATTTTGTCCCAGTTACTACTAAATTGTTCTTTTGGAATCTCAATTGGTCTAGCTCTACTTCCTTTTCCCATATATTCTCCTAATTAGCTTGGGTCATACGCTTGTTTCCAAGCTGGTTTATGACTATAATCCCTAGTAATATATCTATCTCGTTGTGCTCTCATTCGTTGAGCAGGAGTACGATTGTCCCAAGGTTCTGCAATATTATTTAATATTCCTAAAATACCATAACGACAGCTATCAATGCAATCGTCAGGATCACTAAAGCGTCCCTTTTCATCAACGAAATAGTTCTGTGCTTCACTTAAAAAATGTGTACAATTTTCATTAATCATTAAACTACCAACTTCTAACATCTGACGCATTTGGTTGATACCATATGCTTTGTGGTTAGTTACCCTACCCTGACTATCAGGTGGATTCATTATTGGCTTTTCGTAAACATTAAGTTCATAATTCTCAAACAACTCTCGTATACTACTACTGGACATTGTGTATCTTCCAGGTGAACTAGCATCCGATGGTAAAACGATAGGCGTTCCAAATACTTCGGGTCTGAGAAGGTGATTGATATATTGAGTTGGTACGGCTTCTTCAGTACCTTGTATAACAATCTGCTTATGTAAATATGCAGTTCTTTCATGTGGTTCCCAATACATTAAACTGATAACAGTTTTATCATTTACAAGTCCTAAGTCAAGCGCAATGATTCTATGAATATTATTCATTTCCTCAAAGTTGTAATCGCCAGTTTTGTATGTGGGCCAATTACTCAATTGGAACACAGCACCTTTACCCATAACAGGTTTACCTGCGATACGAGCTTCACGCTCATGTGGTAAGTAATCTCGTTCTAATTGTCTACGAGTTTCCATTAGTAAGAATGGTTGATTCCATGGATCATACTCAGGTACATCATCCCAACTTACACGAATATACTCGTATCCTTCTTCCCTGTTCCAGAACTTACTTACTAGACCATTCAAGCCTTTTAATGGCGTGAAAGAGCATAATACTTTACCTTGCGTTGTAGCAGTACGAGTAACAATTTCACTAAAGAAATCATCTGGTGGCTGCTCATCAAACACAGCTAAGTTTAACTTGAAACCTTGAAGTTGTCTTACTTCCTGTGTATAGTTTGCGAATAGCAAATAACTTTTGGAACCTGACACATGTTTGATCTCAACTCCGATGCAATTAGCGCCGTCGTTACGCATAGTATCAGTAATAATACATTCTCTGGGAATTGCACCTGTGCCAATGTTCTCTGTTATTTTAATATCTTGCGTGCCTAGTAATTCATTTTGTAATACTAATGCAACCTGACTCCAGCCCTCACCTGCAACCATGCAAGTGATAGCTTGTTCAAAACGATAACCTTTCCACCAATCAGGATATAATCCAGTAAGATGCATTGCTGTTTCATAGCAGGTACTAACTGTTTTACCAATACGGTTTGCAGCTAGAATACCTCTACGCTCACTAGTTCCAGTTTTGAAAAACTTTAACTGATGTTCAAAAGGTCTAAAGTATTTAAGCTGATTATAATGCATATCATCAGCCACACTAATGACCAAGTCCTCTAATTGCTTTTTAGCAGGACCTGGTAATATGTTCAAACTATCAGTTTTAAGTTTATACTTGTCAAGAACATATTTTAACGCTCTCGCCATTAGCGTTTCTGTTCCTAACATTATTCACTTTCTACTGGATAATGTTGGTTAATGATTGAAAGATAATATAATCCATGACATAAATCATGTATCTCGCTTGCAGTACATTTCCATGTTTCTGGATCACTTAAATCAGTTGGTTTATTTGTTAATATTGCCTGCAGTCTTTCAGCAGTCAATCTCATGCAATGTTCAACTTGACCAGGAAATCTTGTTTTGAAAGCATCACGATGAAGTTTGTTGACCTTTTGTAAAATGAGTGTATCTTTTACTTGTCGTTCTTGTGTTGCTTTATCAATTTCTTGGTCACGAGGTGTTCGCAATGGAACCTTGCGTTCATTTCCATCTTTATCTACTATCATTTTAGATCCCATGGGTTACTTGCAACACTGTCATTCAATGAAACAAATTCACGATCAATCCATACTTCCCATTGATTAGTTTTGTTAACTTTGAATGTTTGCATAGTTGCACGAAGACGCTTACCTTGTTGTGTTAATGTGCCATCTTCACGCATCAATACTTGTTCACCTGTGCGTGGATCAATCCATTTGATATATTCTGGACGAACACGACCATACTTGTCAATTTTTTCACCTTCAGGCTTTTGCTCTAATGGTCCCATGATTTCATAGCTAATCATGCCATTGTTATATTTACGGAACATAACTTGAACCTTTTTGCCTTGTGCTCGTTGTTCTTCATCAGGGTGTGGGATGAATGGACTATAGAAAGCATTTTGTTGTTGTTCTCTAGCAGGCAATGACTTGTCTCTTGCTGGTTCAGGCTTCAAGTCTTCTGTAGGAATTAATTCAGCTTTGTCAATATATGGGTTATTACCACCAATGTATTTACTATCAATGTCTTTACCATTGAGTACATCCATTGCTACTTGATACTTGACTTGGTTAGCACGACCTTTCAAATTTAATGTGACACCTGTCTCATCAAATACAAATCGTTCTAAGTCTTTTGCTGTTGGAAAGTCAGTCATCAAACCTTCAATATCAAAGTCAGGATGACTAATTAATTTTGGTGATTGTGGTTTGTTTTTGGGAGTTTTGACTGGAGTAGTATCTTCTACTGTCTTTTTGAATTCTTCTTTTGCCTGTTCTGGCGTGTCCCAAATGTTTTCGGATGCTGCGTTTTGTTTTTTCATTTCATTTCCTTTTCTATAAACAAAGAGAAGCATTGTGCTTCTCTTTTATTTATCACAAATTATTTTTTGTATTTGCTAGGTAGTCGTGAACCATCGCTTGTTGGATTACGCTTAGGTCCTGTATTAGAATGTAAACCTTCAAGTGCTGGCTTAGGTGTTGCAGCTTGACCGCGACCACGCATTTCTAATGCATCTGTTACCATTTTAGCTAACATGCCTTTTTCGCTAGAGCTATGTGCTTTTTCAGCAATAAACTCTTTGCGTTTTGTTGGGTTACCACCGTTACCAGTAGTAGGACCACGCTTTTGATTAATCTCTTTAGATTCTGGATTAGTTGATTTCATTTTATTTCCTTATTATGCTACTGTGTAGCCTGAAATTGCTTGAACGCTTAAAGTAGCATTTGTAAATTCTGTTGGATAGATCCATTCGCCGTTTGTGCAAGTACCAATTAATTGATAAGTTGTTTCTGCATTTGGAGTAATTGTTGTCATTATTTTTTACCTTTCTTCATGCCCTTAAGCGTTTCTGCTAAACGAGCACGGCGACCTTCAGTGCCTGGCTTCTTAGCTGCTGCTGCTAATTTCTTAGCAGGAATCTTTTTACCAGCAGGTACACCCAACTCTTTGTGTAATGCTCCTGGTTTTTTAATTGCTTTTTGTATCCATTTTTCTGCCATAATATTCTCCTTAAGCGACAATTTGTACTGGCGTAACATAAACATTTGCACCACTGCAATAAATCTCTAATGGATTATATGCTGGAGCAGTAATGCTTCCTGGAAATTGAACATATTCACTAGTTGCTGGTGCAACAATTAGTGTTTGTGTTGGAGTTCCCTCTGTAGGTGCTATTGGATTTGTTGCAGGATTAATACCTGGAATAACACCTGACTGATATGCAATATTTGCATTGTAATCACTAATCACATCAGTAACAATCCATGTCAAATCGTTTGCTGGACTTGTTCCACCTGTTTGTGTTCCACTTGTTGTAAATGTATAACCCACAGTTAGTCCAGGACCTGTACTTGATGGATTTAATACTGTTGCAGATGTTGCCGGAACAATATCAACATTCATGTGAATAACTTTTCCATCACCATCAAAAGTTACATTAGTGTATTCAATTACTGATGGAGGTGAAAATGGGTTATCATATGAAATGATTGCACTGTTTGCTGTATCAGTGTTTGTTAGTTTGATTGTGATTGGTCCAATCTTACCTGAAGCACTTGCAAAATCAGTTGAAGTCAATTCAATATTTCCATTTGCTGGTAAAAAATAAGATAAGCCGTAAGGTACATATGTTGTCATATTATTCCTTAAGCAATAACTTGAATTGGTGTAACATAGACATTAGCACCGCTACAAACTAATGTAGTTGGTGTCAAGTCTGGTGTTTGAGCACTAGTAGGTATTTGAACATACTCAGTAGTTAATGGTGGAATCGTAAACACCTTTGTTGGGTTGTTATATGTTGGAGCATTTGCATTTGGTGCATTGCTTGGAATATTAAAACTATTAACATATAATTCAGTTATATAACCATTATTATATCCAGTGTAAGGTGGGTTTGTTCCAGTTACTGAAAAGTTAATATAATTATTAGCTGTTCCGCCAAACTGTGTTCCTAATACATTGAAACTATCATCATAATTCCATGTATAACTTGAACTTACAATATTTCCAACTGTAACAGTATTTGCAACTGTGTCAACTGTTATATAAAATTCTACTGTATCTGGAGTTTGTGGTTTTGTATCATTATGTACCAAATATGTTTGCGGAACCGGAGGAGGTCCAGGAACAAAACTATTATCATAACTAACAACTGCTATGTTAGTATTACTACTGTTAGTTAATTTCAAGTTTAATGGACCAACTTTACCGCTTGCGCTAGTAACACCTGTAATATCAATCGTAACATTTGAACCATCATCTGGTAACAAGTATGTTAAACCTACTGGTAAAAACACTGTTGACATAATTACTCCTGATTGCCTTTAGTAGGACCACGACCAAAGTTAAAGTCTTCACGACCACGCTTTGGAAACTCTGTTGTACCACCTGGTGAACGAACTTGTGCGCCGCCATTGATATAGTCAGGGTTTTTAATTTTGCGTTCTGGTACATTAGAAACTGGAGGACGACGACCTTGATGTGTAGTAGTATCACTATTACCTTTAGTTGGTCCACGACCTTTGTTTACTAATTCATCACCATCAGTTTTACCTGAATAGTGATTACCAGCATATTTGTTTTCACGACTGTAGCCTTTGCCGCCGAAGCCATCAAAGTCTAGGCCTGCTTCTTTTTGATCTCTAGATTCTCTCATTTTGTTTTCCTTTTTGTCTTTGTAGACTTCTTTTTAGCTTCACGCTGCTCTGAATACGCAATCGCTACGGCTTGCTTCTGGGGCTTTCCAGCTTCCATTTCTTTTTTAACATTCTTACCGAACGCTTTTTTGCTACTTGATTTGATTAGTGGCATAATGTATTTATTCTTCCTTAATACCTGTAAATTTGGCTAATGCCTGAGCAAATGCTTGCTGTTTCATTTCAATCTGATCTTTACTATCGGTAACTTCAACTTTTGCAAGCGAATTCATTACTTTGTTCAATATCAAATTGTGATATTTCATTACCAAATGAGTGTCATTTCTATTTCGTGCATCCAAAAAGTCTTCAACAAGTATTGATTGATAATCGTTACCGTTTGATTTTAATTTTACACTTTCAAGTAAACCCTCAATAGTAATTTGTTGAGTAGAACCTTTTGGTCTACCTGCGCCTTTACGAGCACCGCCCCTAGATGGTGCCTTTTTCTTTACTGTGTTAGTCTTTTCCATATGTATATTTAGTGTTGATTAAATACTTGTTTGAAAGGTAAAGCAATGATTGAATATTCATGGGTTCCAGCAACTGGTCCCGATATTGAAAAACTAACTGAACTCTCAGTTAAAAACTGCATGACAGATGTAGAAACCATCTATGATGTTAAGCCCATAATTTTTACACGAAATCTTACTTTAGCCGTTGTAAATCAACATTTTACTCCTAATGAAGAATTGCTCAGTGTAGCAAAAGACAGCAACGGTACTATCTTAGCATATACATGGGCAAGTTGTAGCCAATATGCATTGTGGTCAAACGAAAAAATGCTAATAGTTAATATGGCTGACATAGAACTAACACTTCCAATCAAGTTACGAATCAAACTTGTTAAAGATATGATGTACTTGTGGGAAGAGTTTTGTAAACTATCTCAAATCCCTATCATCTGCTCAACTACATTACGAGTTAACCAATCTGCATTCTTAAAATTACACGAGCGTGAAGGTTACCAAATTCGCGGAAGTGCTGCATATAAACGATTGAGCACGACACAAGCTACTCCTGCCAATTAGTTGTTACCTAGATTAGAAAGCCACAAAATCATCTAGTCCTTGATAGTGCTCTTGGTGGCTTAACTCAAACTAGCTCTTAACATCCACGCAAATTTCTTATGTTGACGGATACGATCTTGTGCAAAATTTGCAATATCGTCGTGTCCTTCTTCAGTCGCAACAACTTCTAATTTTCTATAACTATTTTCCATATGCTCTTGACCTTCAAGAGCAAATTCTAATAAACTTGTTGCATCAGTGCCAAGTGCAAGTGTATCAGCTAAATCAGCCTTACTTAATATCTCATTAATAGTTTCTGGTGCAGTAACATTCAATGCACGAATTAGTTCACCCAAATCATCTTGAATACTTTCGCTGTCTTCATAAATCTTTTGCAATAGTTTATGCCAACCATAAAAGTTTTCACCAGTAATGTTAAAGTGGATACTATGTGCTCTGTAACTGTTTACAAAGTTATCACTAAATGTTTCTGTTAATTGTTCAATTGTGTTCATTCTACTCTCTTGCCTTTACTGTTTCTCTTTACTATACTTACCTCAGGTAAATGTTGCTTAACTTCTTCTGGCCAATCACCATAATTTTGAACTTCGTGTCTTACAATGTTTTCACCTTCACGATAACCACCAACTGGTTTTTTACCTGCTAATGTATTGAATAAATTTGCTTTGTCAAATTCTTCTTTATTTGGAAAAACTGTTTCTTCAGTAAGCATTTGACTTACTTCAGGAACCTTTTTTTTTGCGCTTTTACGCAATGCAGATTTTTCTGCTTTTGTTGCAGCTTCTAATTCTGATTGCAACTTATCCATTTTATTTGATAGTTCGCCTAATCTAGCTTGATGTAATTCACCTTCAGGTGTTCCATATTGAATTTTATTTTCAAGACCATGCTGATGTAATAGATCATTTTGGTTGCCAATAATATCCATTTCTTTTCGTATTTCGCTAGGTGTTCTTGTTGTTTGTACAACTGTTTTTTGAACAACAGGTTGAGTAACTTTAGTTATAGGTTGTGTTATTGGTTGTGCAGTAGGTACACTCATGTTAGCTGGCGGTGTATAACCTCCACCACTACGCTTTGCCCAATCAGCAGCTTGTTGTGCTAATGGAGTAGGTTGTACTGGAATAATCTTACTTGCAGCAACTTGTGGAATACTTGGTGGTCTAGCTGCTTGACTATTAGTTGTATTAATTTGATAGGGTAGCACTGAGCGTTGACCTTCAATATTAACTGCTCGTGGATTAGTACCCATTGGAATAGTTGACGGTGGCAATGTTTGTCCTGGACCTTGAACAGTTAATGGATAATTAGCTTGTGGTTGTATTGTAGGTTGTGGAACACTTTGTGGTTGAACAGGACCTGTAACAGGATGCGGAAAGTTTTGTTGTAATGCTGCTTGTTCTTCAGGAGATAATGAAGTAAAATTAAGATTACCTAAAGTTTTGTTTGCACTAATATCTTTAGCACCTTGAATTGCTTTGTAACCTTTTCTAATCAATGGAAGTGCAACACCTACGCCTGCTCCAACAGGTCCGCCCATTAATCCACCTAATGCGCCAGCACCCAATTCAGTTGCCCATGTATAAGGTGATTTCAAATGTTCACCAAATTGTTCACCAGCAGCTTGATATACTTGACCATTCAATGGAACATTACCTTTTGTTCGTTGCAATGCTTGAATTTGTTCTGGAGTATATGGAACCATTGAACTTTTTAACTGTTCTGTTGAAATTTGACCATTACGCCATGCATTCAATTCATCAGCAGGCATATATGTTTCAGTTGCAGGTTGTCTTGCACTTGGTGTTTCCCAAGGTTTAATTTCAGCACCAGGTTGACTAATTGCATTACCTAATACGCCGCCTGTACCTTTTACAAATTGTCCACCGTTAGTTATTGCTTGTTTACCAACATCAGAAATAGCACCTGCAACTTTAGGAACATATGGTCCAGCGGCAGTTAAACCAGTTCCAATCATATGTTCAACATCTTGTACAGGTAATCCTGTAGATTGACTTAATGGTTGTGCTACACCATGAACAACATTACCAACACCACCCATAACTCTGTTACTTAATTCATTTTGATATGAAGGTGATTGAGTTATTCCAAGATAGTTACCAATAGGATTCTTTGGACTAGTTGTTTCTTGTTGTGCTCGTTGTGCAGCTTGTTCTGGACTCATTTGAGTACCATAATATGCTCGTGCAACAGGATATGCAAGATAGTCTAGTGCACCACTTGCAGCATTAAATCCTGTATCAGCTAAACTAGCGACACCATGACCAAACTTAGTCAAACTACTTTCTTCTGGTTGAGGAGCAACGGTAGTTTTACCAAGAAACTTGTAAATCTTTTCTTTTGCTACTGATGGATCTTCAGTATCAATATCATAGTGTTCGCCGTTATATTCGTAAATCATTTTAATCAGTAATCTTTATAGGATTTTCTCTAGTACCTGGCTTATGTTTATTAAGTACAGGATTCTCAGCTTTACCACCTGTAGTCTGTTGCTCAGTTGCATAACGCTGTGTTCTTTCCAATGCTGCTCTAGCTTTAGTTAACCAATACTTAGTATATTCTGGATCACTAGTTTCTGTAGGTTTATTTTCAGTTAAGAATTGTAATTCTTGGTTAGTTAAGTGACCTTTAATTGTACCTTGACTTAATACGCCACCGATACTACGAACTGTATCCATAACTGCTTTAGTATTTCTTGCACCTTCAGTGTTAAGTTGAGTTCCAACTGCTTGACCGATTGGACCGCCGCCACTTAATGTACCAGCAACCATTGGTCCAATATTGTGTTTACCACTTGCAAGAATATCTAATGAATGGTCAATGTCAGTAATTGTGTTTGCTGCGCCTGCTGCACCAGCAACATTCTGTCCAGCAACTTTACCAACTTCTTTGCCACTTTCAACTCGTGCAGCTTTTTCAGCTTCAAGTTCATATCCAGTTGGACGAGCATTATTTGCTGGTGGGTTAGTAATTGCTGCAGGTCTTGTAACAGTTGATGGTTCTACTGGTTTATTAACCACTACTGGTGCTGGTGCTGTTGCTGCAGGTTTATTTGCACTCACAGTATTACCTCCACCAATTTGCGGAACACGAATTCCAACTTCCGCAGGTTGAACTGGAGTATAACCTTGTTGAACAAGCATTTGATTGTAAGGACGCAAGATTTGCATTTGTTCTTCAATGCCTTTGCCTTGAAGTTTAATGTTCATTTCTTGTATTGCTCGTGCTCTCATGTCATTCATAGTACCCATACTTGATTGTGGGCGCCATCCTGTCATACTAGTACGACCTGCGTCAGTTTGAATATAACTGCGACCAGTATTTTTATCACTAACCACACGACCGACTTCACCAGTTCTATCGTTAACATAAGTGCCTCCAACAATGTCAAGTTTTTGTCCTTGATTTGCTGCTGCACTAATCAATTCACTTGGATTTAGTTTTTGTCCAGTTGTTGAATTAAAGCCACTTAATGGTGTTCCATTCGCAGCCATTTTAATCATGTATGCTTCACCGTTAGGTCCATTGACTAATGTTTCTTTACCAATACCTAACTTAGCAGCTTCTGATTGAGCACTGTTTTGCATACCTAGCAAACCATAAGCAATTGCTTTGAACCACGAACCGCCTGTTGTCTTTTCACGAAGTGCTTTTTCCAATTCAGTTGGACCCATTGTTTGCAATTGTTGTTCAGCTTGTTTTTTTTGACGATCATTAATTAAAATGTCTGCTGCTCTTTCTCTTGCATTGTCTTTTAACCATTGTGGTGCATTTTGACTTTGACTTAACTGCAACAATTGACCTGGATCATTTTGATATTGTTCATATTGTGTTAAATGTTGTTGCTCAACAGTTCCAGCCAATGGATTACTCAACTGTTGTTGTGCAGCAGGAACATTGTTTTGAAATTGTTGTTGAACTTGTGGAGTTGCTTGAATACCTTGACCACTCATTTGTTGTGGTTGTTGTATTTGTTGTGGTTGTTGTGGTTGCTGTGGCAAATTAGGCAATTGTTGTGTATTGCCTGCAACTTGAACGCCTTGACCAGCTTGTGGCTGATTAAACTGTGCAGGATTCACTGGAGCAACAGGACTAGCTGGAGCCTGTTGCATAGTGTTTTGCATAGGTTGTGGCATTTGCTGAGTTTGCGTATTTTGCAAATCCATAGGACTAACAGGTCCACTACTTGTGTTAGTGTTAGGCATCTGAATTGGGTTTTCAGTTGTTTCACCTGGAGCTGGATTATAACTTGAACCAAATAGTTGTTGCTGTTGTTTCTTTTTCAATTCTTCATCTGTAGAATCGTTTTGTAATGTGTTAAGATCAGGTGTGAACATAAATTATAGACCCATTGCGCTGAATAAACTACCAAGTCCACTAGATGTAATATTAGTTCCAGTAGTGTTTGTAGATTGCGTACCATTAAAGTTCGCACCATAGCTAGTTGATGGAGCACCATACATTGCGCTTAACAATGAATTGTTAAATGCCATTGGAACTTCACTTGCATTGACAACATTTTGTGCAGCACCTTGTGCACCTGTCAATCCATTTTGTCCTAATGCAGCTAATTGATTTGCTGCACTTGCTCGTTGTTGTGCGATTTGGTTTTCAACAGTTGCAGCAGTATTAGCTTGTGTTGCTTCATTCATACCAGCAAGTTGTTGACCTGCTAATGCTTGACGAGCACTACCTAATTCACCACTACCACCAAACTGTGCTTGTTGATTTGCTAAGTTCTGCATATATTGTGCTTGTGCAGGTTGTAATGCAGCAGCAACTTGATTTGCTTCATAATTTGAACCAAATAAGTTTTCTAGTCCACTTACACCTGTATTCAATGCACTTTCGCCAGTTTGACCTAAAGTGTTTTGTGCTTGACCAGAAACACCAGCCATATTCTGTGCAGCGTTTTGAACGCCAGGTGCACTTTGATTATATTGTGTTTGTGCGCTACTAATTCCCTGTTGATATGCAGGAATAATTGTGCCAGTAAGCATACCTGTCTGTGCTGACAAGTATTGATTTTGCTGTGGAGACAATGTTGGTATTGTCGTTGAAGTTGTTTTACCACCCATGATGGAATCCTTTTATCTATTTAGTTGTTTTATTTTGGTGCGATTGGAGCTGATACAGTGTTGCTTAACTCTGGATAATAGTTTTGCATTGCTGATAAAATATCTTGTGCTGAAGGAGCACTAGTTGCTTCTTTAACGCCCCAAGGTTGTGCTGGAGCATTTGTTAAAGTATTATACAATTGTGGATTGAAGGTTGGTCCAGGTTGATATGGATGCATTCCCCAATAGTACTGACTTTGTGCTGGAGTTTGTTGTTGCCAATATGGAACTGGGCTAATCCAGCCCGGGTTCAATCCTGTCGGAACATTAATGCCAGGTAGATTTGCGCTTGGAACAGTTACATAATTTAATTGATCTGGCGAAGTTGTGTTTGTAGGTGTTACAATTGGAATAGGAGGAGTTGTGTTTGCTGTATCACTTGCAACCTTACTTGTGTTATCAGGAATAACTGTTTGTGTAGGTGTACTCAATGGAGTTGGAACAACACTTGTATCTGGTGGAAGTTTACTTGCAGTTACATTTACAGTTCCTATATCTGTTGGATTTGATGTTGTACCAGTACCAGTACCTGTACTATTTCCAGTGCCTATGCTTGCAACAGGACCCACAACAACATTAGTATTAGGAACGCTAGGTCCACTTACTGGTGTAGCTTCTACAGGAGCAACACTATTTGAACTTGTTTGTCCTGCAGGAGGTGTAATAGTTGTTGGTTGAACTGGACTTAATTCAGTTGTTCCAGTTCCAGTTCCATTTCCTGTAGCGCCTGTAGGTTCTGCACCACTAGTTCCAGTTCCACTAACATCAATTCGTGTAGCACCATTTTGTACAGGGTATTGATTACCACTTGCATCAGTCCATGTTTTACCATCACTGCTATAACCATTTTCACCTGGTGTAACTGTTTGTGGTTGAGCATCAGTAACTGTTGTTCCATCTTTATAAGTGTAAGAAACAGTTTTTAAACCATTACCATCAGTAGTTGTATTAGTATAAGCTAATGGAGAACCACTATTATCTTTTTCCATTGAATCTTGTGGTGTTGCTGGAAGTTCATTAGTATTACTTGCAACTTGAACGCCTGGTTCATTTGTATTAATTGCTGGGCTTACAATAGTTCCACTACTGTCAACAACATTACCACTACTATCCATAAAGTGTCCGCCACCAATGTCAAGCATGCCTGCTGTTGGATTGTTAACATAACCTGTTACACCACCAGCAGCTCCGCCTGTTAATGCTCCATTTAATATTCCATTACCAAGATTTGTTCCAGTAATAAATGCACCTGTGCCACCTGCGGCTGCTCCTGCGGCTGCACCTTGCAATGCAGTATTTGCAACACTACCTAATCCTGAATCAGCTAATGCATTACCAGCGGCTCCACCTGCAACGCCTGCAGCACCACCCATTGCAGCACCAGTTAATGCACCTTTAACAATGTCTCCACCATTACTTGCTGCTCCTGCTGCGCCACCTAATGCTCCTGCATATACTGGAGGAATACCTGCAGCAATAGATCCAACTGTAACAATCGCTTGAACAGGGTTATTAACAACTGACTGAACAGCACTGCCTACAGCGTTACCAACAGTGTTAATTGCTGAACTAACTGTATCAACTGCTGTACTTGCTACCTGTTCAACTGCGTGAGTAATTCCACTAACGATTCCACCCATAATTTTATCCTTTTTTGTATTTATTGTTTTACGACCTGTGCGCTTAGGCTACGCAATTGTAGTTTGCTATTAGTTACTTGTAAATTTCCTAATACTCCTGTTCCAGGATCAGGTATGCTATTGAATGCTACTTCTAAAATGTACCAATAATATCCTGGGCTTGGACTATCAATAATGCTTGTAAAGATTGTATCAATACCTAATGGATCAATTGGACTTACACTATTGTTTAACCCATCATAAACATATTTCTTTTGACTTATTGTTTTGTCAAATATAAAACGATAGTCTGGGTTAGTTGGATCATTATTCAGTACGCCATAATATCTGTTGACTGAAACAATATATTGCATTGCGCTTGGATCAGTTGTAGTTTCAAAACTAATAACATTGTTAAGTTGGGCACTAATAAACACTCTATCTCCTGCACCATTCACTAATACTTTTGCATTACAATCTGTTGAAATGAAAAAGATGTTGTTTGGATCAGTATCAATTGTTGTGTTACTATATGTAACTGTTCCGCCTGTTGCTGGACTACCACTATAACTACTATTAGTTCTACAAATCACATATGTTGTTGTACATTCAACTACACCGATTGGAGCATAACCACCATCATACAAGTCTGGGTTGCTTGTTCCATTAACACTAATTGGTTCTCCAACTGCAAATGGTGCGAATGATTGAGTACTGGCAAATGTAAACTTAAATGTTCTTGGATCCAATAACTCACTTGTGCTCAATGGTATTGGAACAACATACAAGTTAGTATTTGAATTAGTGTTTGTAAACGGTGGGCGATAGTTACCAGTCAAGTAACTATCATTATAATCACTAAACCCATTAAAGAACTGTCCAAGACCACTGGGACCGCTTAATAGGTAGTTTACCGCATCTTGAACACTGTTATCATTGTTAATTGGAAATGTCATTATCTATCATCTTCCACTTCAGTATATTGCCAAGTTGTGGCTGCACAAATCCAAACATCAGTTGAACTTGTGTTACTCAATTCAATACTGTTCACACGATATGCGTTCTGGTCAATCTGAACCCAAGGTTGTGTTGTATCCAAATACATAACTTCAGTTGTTGTTGCAACTGGTAATGATCCAACACTGTCAGCAACATCAATTGTAACACTGATCTGTCCTGTGCTTGGCGTGATCTGAATGTTGTTTGTTCCTGTAAATGGCACAGCACCAATGTTGTTAACTTCAGGAAGAATACGATGTACCATTAGTTTACCACTATAATCTTTTAGTAACTTAATGTTATCACGACGAAAACTAGAACTGATTGCACTACCATCTGCATGAGTATAACCAATGTTCATTTGTGCAATCTTGCTGTTGGTAATACCTCTAGCATACACAACTGTTCTTGACGCTGGAGCTGGTAACCAATGTTGTGGTATTGAAAGTGTTGGCGTAAAGATTGGGCTTTCAGTTGTCATTGTTGCACTATCAACTTCACGAGGACTATTCCATGCATCAATATCATAACGATAGCTAATCATTCTATTTGGGACACCATTGATTGCATCTGTTGTAGGATAATAGATTTCAATTTGGTTCTTTTGACTATTGTTCTCCATGAACACACGATCATAGTATGCTGGATCAATTTGGTCAAACAACCAATTCTTAACTCGTTGATTACCTATACCTTGAAAGTTTGTTCCATCAAATACCCATACATCTCTAGCATCAATGCCATAAACATTCTGGTCAGTGTTTGCCCAACAGTTTGAACTTAATAGTCCACGACCTTGGTTGTATAATCTAACACCTAGTATAGGAGCACTTGTTGTACTATAGTTGATTGGGCTGAACACAACTGTGTCCCAATAACTACACAAGAAAAACATTCCATTACTTGGGAATGCATCAACTGCACTGCCACGCAATGGAACTTCTAATTGGTTAGCCACATTGGTAATCGTTGGAGTCCATGTTTGTGGAGCTTGGTTCAATCCAAACGCTTGACTCCATTGAACTGTAACAGGATACAATGCTGTTGTTGTGTCAACATGTGTAACACTTAAATTACCAGCAACTAATATTGATCCCACATTAGGTGTACTATACATACGCATAAAGTCTGCACTATAGCTACTCCAGTTGGGATTATAATTCCATGCATACAAAGGGCTTACAAGTTGTCCAGAATCTGATCCAGGATAAGCACTACCAGGAACAGCAAGATAGTCAACATAATCAGTTGTACTACTTACTACGATATATGTTCCATTATAATAACTATCAACACCAGTAATAACTATTTTATCTCCAGACAAATATGGAGTAATGGTATAGGGTGTGTAAAATGTTAATCTTTGTGTTGTTGGATTTAGATATGCAATATCACCAATTCTAACTGGAACACTATTGCTGTACATTACTAATATTGCGTCAGTTTCATCAGGTAAGAACATTGGGGGATTGATTGTATCGTTAACAAATGGTATTGTACCGTTCCATGCTTCAGTGATATTTGTGCTCTGACTATAACCAGTAAATGTTGTTCCGCCTGGCGTAATATCATACCAATCAACAATCCCATTGCTTGCATACCATTTACCCTCATCAGTTGCAACTAAAAACCAAAATTGTCCGCCCAATCTGAAACCACCAGTGATGAATGTAGGAGTGCCTGGGACACTACCCAAGAACACTTGATCTCCTGCAACACTACGAATACCTCTAACATCTGTTTCAACATTTATACCACTGTTATATTCGTTTGGTCCCAATGCCGTACTAGGTACATCAGGACTATATGTCATTTTACTGAAAGGTATGCGTACTTCATCGTACTGTGATTGAATTTGAGCCATTATGTGGTTCCACTATAAATATCTATTTAGCTTTCTTATTGAACGCCTGTTTTGCCACGGAAAATTCCTGATTGATATCTATTGGAGTCCATTTTTTTCCATCAACATCTAATACATTTTCTGGAGTTGGCTCTATACCATAGATTCTTACAGGTTTACCCCTGCAAATCTTGGGATGATTCTCAATGACTTTTTCGCTTTTGATTACATGTCCACAATTTTTGCAAATGTATCCATGAAATCTCCATTCATTCTTTTTCTTATCATATGCAAACCCGTGGCTAAAGTGTTCGTTGTTTTTGTATTCCATTGTGCACCATAATTATTTTAATCTCTTATTAATTATGTTGTTTGTAAAGTCGCTTAAATTTCCCACTTGATCTTCAATATTCTTACAAAGTTCACTAGCTTTTATCATTTTTTCACAATCGCTTATAGGCATGTTTTCTAGTTCTCTTTGACACATATCAAAGTATATTTCTGTTTGTTTCTCGTTGTTTAACACATCACTAAAAACTTCTACTATTTTGTCTAAGTTTTCATCGTCAATGTTACCGCCCACATTTTGACCAATTCTTCTAAACATTTCTTCTAAATTGACTCTGGTCTTTACTTCGCCATTATTCTGACTAGTAATTAACCACAACTCACCCATTCTAATCTGATCTCCTTCACGCTCAACTTCAAAAACAAATGCTTGTTCATGTGTATTTTGTATATCTGTGAAAACATGATATTCTTTGGTCATAATGTTGTTCCTTTACTATATTTAACTGAGTAGAACCGCTGAGTAATTTGCTAAAATGAATCTTTTTTTTTATAATTTTTTTTATAAAAATATTTTTTTTTAATTTAGTCAAAAAAAAGCGTTTTACTCAGTGGTTCTACTCAGCATTTCTACTCAGTTAATGTTATTTTAACTCATCTTTGATAGAATAGATAGTAATTTTCTCTCCCACAGTTGTACCTTTATCATCTAAACTATCTGGATCAATAAAATCTGTTAAACAATAGAACTTTTTCTCTGGAATACTCAGTTTATTTTGAACTATACCCATCTTTCTTCTATCTGTATCTGTACAGCCCTTCCAAGTATAGACATTTTCATTTTGTATTTCTTCGCAATCCCAACCCAACTTAGTATTCAACCAATACATCATGCTGTTTTTGAACCATTCTTTAGTACATTTTTGACTTTCTGCTGTCTCATATAACTTATGTGTGTCTTTAATGTTAATCACATTGGTACAGCCCTCAGCCATTAATCTCATAAATTTGGGCATAAATCCATCAATTCCACGCTGTTGTCTTACAAGCATTTCTTTGTAATATTTGCCATGAATGGGTAATAATTCTGTCATGTTTTTTGCATTATGTTTGTCAATAATATGTCCCAACCATTCAGCAATCTTTTCTTCGTTTTTGTAATAGTCTTTTTGCCATTCTTTTACAATAACTTGCATAGCTTTAGTTGTTTCTTCATCTATCATTTCATTGATATCATTTATTAAACCATAATGTAATGCAAGATATCTAGGTAAGTTGATACGAGCAATAATGGGTTCAAATCGTCTATCTTCGCCGCTTGATCCAGTTCCTGCAAGTTTTGCTGTGCTTGTAAAGCCATTTCTAAAAAAGAAAAAGCTGAACAATCTTGCAACATCTCTTGCATCTTTGTTCATTTGACGATGACGATATCTGTTTGACCCTGTAAGTTCTTTAATCTTGTCAATAGGTACTCTGTTGCTGTCTTTTTCATCAACTTTAATAATCATTTTACCAAACAAGTCACCATTATGTGTGCCCTTAAAAGTTTCTTCACCAGCACTACCACAACATTCATCTGTAAAGATTGTACGCAATAAGTTAAAGAATGTATCACGCCCGGTTCCTCCGGTAGCACAACTATCAATATTTGGAACCATAACATCTTCTGGATGACAATAACGATATGCTACAAATCGTTCAAGTTGATCTGCATAACTTTCATCATTTCCGGCGATACTTAAGCATAACAATCTAAATGCAATATGTGGTTCAACATTGTGTATAGGTTTTAACCACTGATTTCTGATCGTATCCATTTGATTATAAACACCTATTCTTGGACTTGCAAAGTCCCTAACAATATGTTTATACATTCTGCCCATTTCTTTTGCTAATTTTTTAAGCTCTTGCTCACTAGTAATTTCCCAGTTGCTATCGTTAAAGATCAAGTCTTTGATAACTCCTGCTTCACTATTATTAATCTTAACATCCATTCTTCCGCCTGCTGGATCAACACTCCACCATTGCTGGTCAAAGATAACATAATGAATATTATTTTCATCAAATACCTTCTCTGCTGTTGATTGACTATTTTGTTGAACAAAATCTTGACGGCGTTTTTGTCTGATCTTACCTAAATCTATCTCAAGATTTTTTAGTATTTGTTCATTGTTAGAAACAGTTAAGCGCATTAGTTTGATGTTAGCATCTAATGCCTTCTTTTGTTCCTTTAGATTTTTCTTTTGAGTTTTATCAGTTTCACCAGATTCTAAAATACTAATGTTGGTGCTTATGTTTTCATCCTCAAATATCTTTTGTCTATCCTTCTCTAACTGTTGTTTAGTTAGACTAATTTGTTGTGTTAGTTTGTCTAACAACAGTTGTTCTGAATCAATTTGTTGATTCATATTAATTACATTTGTCATTTCATTTTCCTTAATTTCATCTCTATCTCTAGTAATTGTCTTTCAGTGCTAGTGATACCACTGAGTTTAATCAATGTGCCTACTGTAGGACTATTGTTTTGTGGTTTCCAACTTTTCAAAGTCTGCATATGCTTTTTTGTTTTTGTGGGCCAGTATGTCATCATTAAGTTTTGTGCATTACCAATACCTACTGCATGGCAAGTAGCCCAAGCAATTGGTCGCCATTGTTCATAACTACCATTCAAGTCACCAACTTTATAACTAATCCTACGCAACAGTTGATTTACAAATTCATAATCAACTATAGATTTTTCATTAGTTACAAATTTAGTTTTTAGTTTTTCTTCTTCTTTAAGTTCAACTTCACTGATCATTAGTATTAGTCCATCAGTTATAACTTTGGGAAGAATTTTGTCAGTTCTTTCTTTGTATTTGCAATTGGGAACACCATAATACAATCGTGCTGCATCTTTACAAACTGTGTCACCAGATTGATAAACCATTAATAGACCACGCATTATCTTTTTCATTTTTTCTCTGTCTGTGATTGGTTCTTCCAACACAAACATAATACGAAACCTATGATGTTCATCAGTGTGACTTGCAGTTGTGTAAAAGCCTGCACCATATTCATTATAAAACTCGTCATTGAACAGTTCTTGGATATTCATTCCATCATCAATATCAACCATTACCAATTGACGACTGACAAAATTTTCATCTGTTCTATTATCAGATGATAGTTCTGCACTTGTAGCCAATCCATCAGTTGTGATAAGTTCAAATAGTGTTTCCCAATCACATTCAATGTTCAACCAATTGTAACCTAGATTAACTTTGTGACCGTTACTAACATAGTATGGTATGCCATTAAAGCCTTGTTCTTTAGTAGGCTTTCCCTTAATATATCTTTGAATTGATAACTTCATTTCAATTCCTTTAATAGTTCTAAACATTTTTCTACACGAATCTTGTATTCGTCTAGTTGTTCATGGTATGTCATTACTGGTGTGTCATACCCATGCATGATCCAATCGTTTAGTTTTTGTTGATACATAAACAATTGTTGTTGAGCATATAATCTATCATTCATATTATATTCCCAATCTAATAATCTCGTCAAGAATGTTTTCTACTTCTTGATCCCAAACCGCGAATAACTTAAAATCATCTAGTTTAAGATAATGTTCTCTAAAGCCAATAGCGTTTTCTAGTTCCGTGTCAAGACGGATCAGTGTTAATAAACTTAAATCTTTACTCATTTCTTTTCCTTTAATATTGTTTCTAAGATACTGTCAATCTCATTTGAACCTTGAGATGAAGCCCCAGGGTTCAAGCTGGGGACTTCGTTTGACAATATTTAGGAATTATACAAATGTCACTCTGTACACTGTATTTATCTATTGTAATCAAAAGGTATCTTTTAAGAAATAGTTTTTGGGTAACTTGCCCATAACAGTTGTGTAAAATAGGACTAAGTATATAATAGACATAAAGGAAATGTATGGCAAAGTTCAAAATCAAAAATGTAAAATTCGTTTTTACGCCCAAGAATCATCGTGGCAGTGATTGGGCAACTCCCCCAGATGTTAAAATAGGATTCGGTAATCGTCACACTGATGAGTATAATCAGTATATGTTCCATAGTAATTATATTGGAGTACTGTTTAGTGATTACTTACATGGTGATCCAAGAAAATATAAAAAGTCAGCAAAGTTTACTGAGAGTGAAGCAATGATATTGTTGCTCAAGTACCTTGAAGATAACTTAAAAGAAGCACGAAAAACCAAAAAAGAACTAGACAAAATATTACTAGATGTTAAAAACTTTAATACTAACTCACATGCACAAAAGACCATGTGGGAATATTCTATTAGTGTAAACAAAAGAGAATTGGCGTACAATATAGCAGCTTGTAAGATTTGGAGAAAGAAAGTTCGTGTAATAAAGAAAAGCCCAGAGTATCTATGGGAGCAATTACTTAAATGAGCAAAATCAGATGTTATGGATTGAATGAGTTATTAAACATGCGTGATGTCAAAACTGTGATACCAGATAGTTTAGTTGAAACTTTTGTTGAATATAATGTACATTGTTTTCAGCCACCAACTACGCCTGGTAGTGGTCGTGGTCGTAGAACCAGAGCGTTCTATGTAACTACTAATGAAGATTTTGATAGATGGGTAAAACTAAACAACACCATTGCTATGTTGAAAAACTTACCTATTGCGAAAATAAAGTATAAAGAATATCCACAACCTGTTGTAGACCCATACTTTACATTTATTTAAAAGATCGCCCAGAAGTCATGCTATATAGGAATTTAACATGCAATGACAACGGTGCATAACTCCTGGGCAAAAAAATTGTGAGACAGACAATCATAACGGAAATTAACGAATGGCATATCAATTAATAAATTAACTGCTGTCTCACAAAACTATTTATTCCTTTTCAAACTTTGATTGTCAATTTTATTTTCAATACGCACTAATTGATTTTGTAGGTCAGCTAGTTTCTTATCCATATTAGTTGTGTTAGCCATATTCACAGCTACATTCTTGTCAATATTTTCTACTTTTTGACTCATGTTTAAGTATCCAGTGCCACCTAGTGTAGTTGCACCCACTAGTAACCATGTTAGTTGTTGCGTTGTAAAGTCTATCATATTAGGATACCGTCATATATGCAGAAAATAATGTGTTTGATTGTGTTGATATTGTGCGAGAAAGTGTAGTTGAACTTCCACTAAATCCTGACCCCTCAAAACTATCTGCTACTGCATATATGGTTGCACCTGCAGTCACCTGATGAGAATAGCCTAAGGTTGACGACAAATTTTGTGCAGCAGTACCACCTCCACCACCTCCACCATAACCAAATACAACCATTGCATTTGTCATTGTTGGAAAAGTAGGTGATTGATTTGAAGCAGCAGCATTTTGTGCTATTTGGCTTGTCAATGTTACAAATGAAACCGATGAAGCAGAACTAGACGGTCTATATACAAACACAATAAATGATGATCCAAAAGTACCACTAAATCCAGTTAGTGTTCTTGATCCACCAGTTGTTGAAATTTGATAACACATTGCTGTTCTTTGTGCATATGTTCCAGTAGGAGTTGCTAAATTTAACACATTAGTAAATCCTGAAGGTGTAGCTAATGCAGGTGGAGCAGCAGATGAACTAAA